AGATCAATCATAGTTTGGCCCACTTTCAATGGTAAGTTGGGTGATGGTTTCTATCTGTTCTTTGGTGAGTATTCCTAGCGCCTCCTGCGCCTTCCGATCAGAACACTCAAAGAAGGTTTTCACTACATCTAAATCTTCACGGGTTTCAGGTTTCACCCAGGGAGCAAATGGGCGTCGTCGGTTGCGAATACTATTTAGTAAGTAGGCGAATTGCATGGTCTTGTTAAGATGGGGTCTTAAATTCATGGCATTGGCTTCCATGAGACAATCCAGATGATAAGACAGGGCTTTATTCACAGTGAATGGCTTATAGTCTTTCTCGGCCTGAGGATCAACCATCAGGTTGCGCTTGCCGAATTGGATTTCTTTTACAAAATCAAAGGGTGTCATAGTGTATTTTTTCCCATTTTAGTAAATAATTAGCTAATCGGAAAAGCTCTTGGGGATCATCACCAATTTTTCTATTACAATCATGACATAACCAATCTCTTGCCAACCCATTTTCATGATGATGGTCTAAGCACCAGGTGCCAAGTTTTTTGCCCCCGCATCCTTGCGCCTCTCTTTCATTTCTTAGGCATCCAGGACATTGGTGATCCTTGGCAGGAGGTGGAGTGGTTGCTCGTAATGCTTTGCGCTCCTTTGATAATTTCCTGGCGCACTTTCGGCATTCAGGCCTCAGATATACGCCACCTGATGATGGACTAAAATCTCTTACAGGAAGATTTTTTTCACACTTACTACAGAGTTTCAGGGGATCATCATCTATCATGCCTGGAAGTGTACTCATACCTTTTTCCTAATAGGATTTTCCATTTAATACATTCCTAATCCTATAAATTTCATAATGAGACTCTAGAGAAATTCGCATTGCAGCATCAATTCAACGAGGCAAGCCATCATATTTATTTCCTGATCGGCAACAAACGCCGATTTATAGCCATAATCCGCCAGACACAAAACAGCCTGCGGAATCGATACTGGCTTCAAGAAGGTATACATTCCATCATACAGCTTGCGATAGAGGCTTGTGGGGTCAATTGGGTGGCTTCCCACCCACTTCCTGAGCGCACCGAAGTCTTTGGCCTTCATATACTGCACAACCTCGGTGAGTTCTACGTCTCCTAGATGGGCCAGTATGCCCACGTCAATCTTGCCGAATTGTGAATATCTTTGTAATTCATTGATAATCCTGCGAAAGTCTGGGAAGAACTTTTTGACAAATTCCACGACAACCTTCTGATCGTATTCCACTTTCTCAGTTTTGAGGATCATTTGCACCCGCGCATAGAATTCTGCGGCCATTTTCTGCTTCTCTCCGCTCTTGAGGGTGAAATCTATCACCGCACAGCGGGAATGAAGTGGATCGATAATACGGTGCTTGAAGTTGCATGTGAAGATGAACGAACAGTTACCTGTGATGAGTCCATTAGCTAAGGTGAATGAGTGAGTATTTGGTTCCTCCAAACAGAATACTTCGTCGGTTCCCCAATATTCTTTTGATCGAACAGAGGATATCTGTTCGGTATCTATGGTTACAATAAACAATTCCTTGCTGTTGGGGTATCCTCCCAATCCTTCTTTCCTTGAAGTCAGACCGGTGACTTTATAGCCAGCGTAGGCGGCATAGTCAATCAACCAATCAACGGCATCCTTTCTTATTGTACTGATTTGTTTTCGGTGTCTATGATCCTTATATCCATCAGCTAACCACCATCCATAGATGAATCCTTTGATATAAGATGGATCGTTCGTAAATGGGACTTCTTTGGAATATGGGAAATATCCCAATTGAAAAGTGGGATCACCATTAGCGGAAGGCGGATAGGTAGGCTCATACCCCTCATTTATAAGAAGATCGAACATTTCTCGTTGTACTCTGTCTTGTTTACAGAGTCGTATTGTTGAGTATACTCTTCCTTGTCTTGGAAGAATTGTTCCATGTTGATGGTTGTGATGACCGTATCCATCACCAAAAATAATACCATGTACAATACCCCTGGGGTCCATCATTTCGGAAGATGATCCATTTGCAAGTTTATCCCCAATTTTCAATGAATTGGTTTTTGTTCCATCTTCTAGAAACCAACTGTGGTTCTCTGTGGCAATAACTTCCTGATGAAAGTTCTTTGAGTTTGAATTGAATTTACCAAAACTATATCGGTATAACGGTTGAACTCCGTAAGAACGGATGAGCACCTTTCTCCACACCCCATCGATGGATTTTATCGTAACCTCTTTCCCTGCTAGTTTACCTATCTCTACTGGTCCGTATTCAAGCGTTAGAATTTTTGTATTTCGGTGTAGACAATTACTCGCAAACTCTTCCATCGCGTTACGCAACGCTGGTTGAGTTGAGGTGGGATTAAGATAATCAGCCTCGTCTATGATAATTACTTTACGACCACCGGCCAGGGACATTGAAGAGGCATAATTTTTGATCTTGGATCTGAACACGTCGATGCCCGATTCGTCTGATCCGTTAATCACCATGTAATCACAGCCGACTTCTTCACACATGGCTTTGGCAATTGTGGTCTTGCCCACTCCAGGCCCACCCGTGAGTAGAAGATTGGGGATCGCTTTTTGTTTCACATATTCGGCAAAGGGGAGTTTGAGTCGGTCTGGAAGAATACAATCTGCCACTGTGGCGGGTCGGTAGCGTTCAGTCCATAGTATATGCTTGAGCATCATTCACCTCATTATGTTTGGGAATCATAGTGTATTTAGAAGCCACAAAACCCGAAAATCATGGATAGATCTTCGGGTTTCGCAACATCTCTATAACGATTGAAACCTTACTTGGTCTTTGTCTCCGTGGCGATCCAGTATTGAAGTTTGCGCTCTTGATTTTGGAAATGTGCAGCACCCCCATTTGATAACGTCACGGCATAGGTGCCTGGGAGTAATTTCCAGTTTTCTGTTTTGAAGATAAATTCAAAATCTTCACCAATCCACGGTCCCACCGTTAATGTGTCGGTGTGTGCCGAATTGTCGTGAACGTCCAGTGTACGTAACGCCATTTGTCCCCCAGTGCCAATCAGGGCGATGTTGGGGCTACCGAGTATGCTGGCTGTTTTTAAGACCCAGGCTAGGTCTGGTTCAGTGAGGAGGAACGAGGCATCTTGACTGGGAAGCTCGATGTTCTTCTCTGGTGGGGTCTTCATCATCGATGAATCACAGCAACGATAGGTGATCTTGCTACGTCCACCAAATCCAGACACCACAACATCATTTTTATGAAGACTCAATTCTGGTGCACTATCAATCGATAGAATCGAGAGAAGTTGATTGAGATCCTGTACGCCGAAATCTGCGGGAACGGTTTCATCGATAGTCGCTTCAACGAGAATCGTCTTGCCTTTGTTGAGCGTTCGAAGGAGATTACCCTTCTTGAAAAAGATCGAGGGGTTAATGCTCGCATAATTCTTGAGAATGTTGAGTGTGTTCTTTGAAAATTTCATAGATACCTCACAGGTTAATAATAAATTGAGTATAACACAACTAAATGGAGAAGTCAATCACATTCGTATGGCTTGGTCGGAGGACATTCGTGATGGAGTAGATTCCACAAACAAATCTTGTTGTGTGGCGATGTGTCGTACATTGTCTTGGAGCACCTCCAGAGTGCTATCATTGTAGATCGTATGATTGATTGGGGACCCAATCCAATCCCACTCTGATTGGTGAATGCCCAGTTGCTTCATATAGTCGATTGCGCGGGGATCACCATTGTTGGCGTCTTCTGCGACGAGAAACCATTCGGGGTCAGGTCCGCGTCTCACCCGAATAATGATCCCACCCGCCTTCTGAATTGCAGCAATTTCATTTTTGAATCGCACATCAGTTACGATGGTTGATCCCGTGCGTTGATTGGCGCGATTGATAAGTGAGACCACCCATAGGTCTTGGTGAAATATATTGCGCCCCGCTTCGGTGCCCATAAGTTGTAAGGCCATCCGAGGTGAAAATGGTTTACCAAACTTCAGACTCCAGAATTCGTCTGGTTGTTCGCGCCAGACTCGTGAAGCTGGTGTGGCCCCCTCAAGATTACTGCGATCCCACCCGAAGATTGCCGCGACTGCATCCTTGAGTGGTGCCGCAAAAGAATCCTGGGTGAACCCACTATAATGTGCGAACATTTCCCCCACACTTCCCTTGCCAGATCCAATGAATCCCACAACTCCAAGTATCATAATATTCTCCTATAATTTTCCAGTCAAATCGGCAATCTTGGCCATGTTACCGGTAAAGGCGTAAGTCCCCACATGCTGTGTTTGGACCCACGGGCACAGCCAAATCTGTCCACCGATTCTGCGATACCATTGGCAGAACATATAATCTTCCGAAAGATAGCGTTCAGAAACTTTATCAATCACGGTATCAAAATAGGCGTGGATGTAGCGATCCCCAGAGAAATTCGCCTGTCCTACGTGGTCTGGACGATACTTGAGTTCTGGATAGGCTGCTGCGAACATCGGGAATACTTCGCGCTTCACGAGCATATAGCCGGTTCCTATTTCCATGACTTCCAATGGTTCAGAGACCTGAAATCGTTCTGTTCCCTTGACCACATTGAACACATAATCACCCACCACGTTTTCCAATTCCTTTGGATCAAGTTCAGGATGAGTGCGAGCCGCAGCCGCAATATTTCCCCAGTTTAAGGCTTTCTTGGGATAGGGCGCACCTATCACATCTTTATTCAGGGCCATCATGGCAATGATGTCCTGGGGGTTGTAGTGGATATCAGCATCGAGGAAAAGGAGATGGGTAAAGTCTGTCCTGAGGAATTCATCCACGAGATAATTTCGGGCCCTGGTAATCAATGACTCATTGAAGATGAATGAGAATCGAGAGGTGATGCCGTATTGTTGAAACAATGTTTGCAGATCCAGACACGATTTCATGTACATCCCACAACACATACCACCGTACATGGGTGTGGCGATGAAGATCTTCTGCTTGCGTAGTTCTTCGATGTCGATTTTAATTTCCAAAGGTCACCTCCGATTGAATAAAGTAAATCATCTGATAGTATATAGGCGTCAATGTTTTCGATCTTTGAAAAGATAGTCAGCGAGTTTGACCATCAGGACAAACAACAGAATCATTAACAAAAATTCTAAAAAATCAGCCTCGGTGTTTGTCATGCTGATCCAATTGTGTCATTATTTAATCCGCTGAGGAGCACAACTTGTACTCCAGCTTCGTGATAGAGGGTTTGACTGAGTTCGATAGATTTTTCCCATCGGGGATTGAAACTCAATGGAGCCACCACTCGTCTGATTCCTGCATTGATGATAATGGCTGTGCATTTTGAGCACGAAAGAAACGGCCACAAATAAAGGGTGGTGCCATCGAGGGGTTGAGTGGCGAAAAGCAAGGCATTGATCTCGCCGTGGACAACCATGGAATACTTTGTTTCACGATCATTCAGCCGCTCTGGGGTGTCTTTGACTCCTCTGGGAAAGCCATTGTATCCCATGCTTATCACCCTGTTTCTTTTGTCTACTATGACAGCGCCAACCTGAGTA